GAGGCGAGAGCGCCGGCGGTCGCGATCGAGGCGGGAGCCGACGTCGAAGCGGTCGAGAGCGTCCCGGCCGTCCCGGCTGATCCGGTCGACGAGCTGGACGGAGCCGTCGCCGAGACCGTCCCGATTGCGCCGGCGGCGTTCCCCCCGATCGAGACGCCCCCCGTCGCGGTTGCAGCGGGCGAGCTGGACGAAGCGGTCGAGAGCGCGCCGGCGGCGAGCGCCGACCGAGCGCCTGTCGCGGTTCCGGCCGGGGCGGTCGACGTCGACGTCGGGAGAGCGCCGGCGGCCGCCCCGGAGGCCGAGGCTACGCCGGCGGGGATCGAGGAGGCAACGGTCGGGAGCGATCCGGCGGCGACCGCGCTGGCCGTGGCGATCGGAGCCGGAGCGGCCGAGGTGGCGATCGGGAGATCAGCGGCGGCGAGGACGTCGATCCCCCCGCCCCCCGTCTCGACGTAAGGCTCGAACGTGGCGCTCCGGCCGATCGTGCGAGGCGGGTCGGAAACCTCTCCGGGAGAGGATCGCTGATCGGTGTAGCTAGTCCAGCGCCAGCTACCGAACCGCACCTATTCCTCCCAAATGGCGTAGATATCGAACGACCCGAGGGTCGCGCCGGACGCGTTCAAATTGGCGAGGAGGAGGCTCCCTGACAACGGGACGACGAGACCTTCGCCGGGGAACGTCCAAATCAGGCCCGCGCCGAGAGTGAGCGGCAAGCCGGCGACCTTGAGGAAAGGGCCGGCGATCGCGAAGGTCGGGACGGTCGTCTGCCCCGTGAGGATGAATGAGGAGGCCGCCGCGCCGTCGGCGGGATCGGACGGGAGCGGGACGTTGTTCGCGCCGCCGGCCGAGACGTTGTTCGGCCGCGCGAGGACAAAGCGAGGGGCGGTCGTCGGGAGAACCGCCATAGAAATCCCGACCTCCCGGAGGACGGCTCGATCGGACCCGGCTGCGCGAAGCTCGGCAAGGACGGCGTTCGCCGCGTTCACGCCCGCTCGGTTCAGCGCGACTTGATAGGTTGCCATTGTCGGCCCTTCCTCGGCGCTTAGTTCTGGATTCGGAGCGGCGTCGTTATGTCGACCGCGAAGGTCCCGTTGGTCGAGGTGACGTCGGCCCCGAAATCGACATAGGCGACCAGCTCGTCGGCGGTATTCGCCCCGCCCCTCGACTTATAGATCACGCCGGCGCGAGACGTGATCGACGAGTTCGGCCAGCTCGGATCGGAGAAATCAATATTGAGACGGTCGTTCCCGAGGTCCTTTGTCACGGTCGCGGCGACGACGGCCCCGCCGGTTGCGTAGCCGTTCCCGTTGGCGACCTCGTTCGTCACCTGAGAACGCTTCGTGTGAACGTCCTTGTCCGGCGCATAGGCCGAGGTGACGAGCATGAGCTTAAACGTGTCGACGGAGGGGTTGATATTGCCCCGAGCAAGGTCATCGAAAAACGAGTTATAGATCAGCGAAGGCATGGACCCGGCTCCCTAAAGAAAAGAGGCCGCCGCGCGGGTGCGAGGCGGCCCCTATGCTATCCGAAACGACCGATCAGCGTCGAGCGACGATAATCTTTGTGGCGATCTCGTCCTTGTTGTTGTCGGCCTTCACGCCCTCGACGTTCTCGTCCTTGGCGAGCGCGAGGAGAGCGTCCTTGCTGTTGTCGGCGACGAGCTTATCGCGGGCGGCCGTTTCCTCCTCGGAGAGGTTGAAATCGTCCTCCTCGTCGTCGTTCTCCTCGTCGGCGGGCGAGAACGAGGAGCCGCCGCGCTTGGCCTCGACCGCGCGCCGTAGATCGTCGTCAGACATGGGCGCGGCCAACTCGGCGAGCATGGCGTTCCGATCCATGCTCGCGGGATCGGTCGCGCCCATGATCGGTTGAAGGCCGTCGCTTGTGCCGCCGACGGGGGCGTTTCCGTCGCTCGCGGTGTTTGCCCTGATCCTGCCGAGCTGTGTCAAATAAAGGAGGGTCGCCTCGTCGACGCTGGAGTCGATCTCCTCGCCGACCTTGTAGGTTTTGCCGTTGATCTCGTCGCCGTCGAAATTGGCGATATATTTCGGCTCGGCGGTTTCCGTGTCGAGGCTTCCCCCGAACCGGGCGCGGTCGGCGTCCGAGAGGTTGTCCTCGCCGCCAGCCGTTTCGTTGTGCGTGTCGTCCATTTTGAGGCCTCCTGTGATCATCGTCGGGGCGGGGAGATCACTCCCCCCGCCCTCTCGGGATAACAGGCTCTAGCCGAGCGCGTTCTCGAAAAGATAGCCCGCGAACGGTGCGACCGGCTTCTCGATCAGGCTCTCGCCCGCCTTGACGCGCTGGCCGCCCCATAGGCCGATGTACGGGTCCTCGATCGTCCCGGCGACATTGTCGCCCCATTGGAACGTGAGGCCGAACGCGGGCGAGTTGTCGTCGTCGACGGTCCCGTCCGGGCCGGTCTGCGGGATGTAGAGGAGCACGAGGTGATTGCCCCAAATCGCGCCAGTGACGAGGTTCTGTCCCCGCTTAGACGTCTGCTTGAGGGTGTTGCCGACGATGATCTCGTCGACGCCGAGGGCGGTCGCGAGTTCGGCGTCGGTCACAACGCGGCCGCTCTCGGCCGAGCCGCCGAGCGCAACCGAGACCTTGGGGTGACGGACGAGCCGGTTCCGGACGGCCTGAGACATGACCGCGACGTTCGGACGAACGAGCATGGTCGAGGCGAGGTCGTTGGTCGCCTGAGTCGGGTCGGTCGCGTCGAGGTTGAAATTGACCCCGGCCGTTTTGTAGCCCGCCTGATAGTTGGCGGCCGACATGACCATATTGGCGACGCGGACCTCGCGGGCGAGCTGGACCTTGTCGAGGACGTTCCGGGTCGCGCGGGCGAGGGGGTTGAGCGGGATATTCGCCGCCGCCGCCGCCGCCTGATCGCGGTACGGGACGGGTTCCATGAGGCCCCAATCCTTGACGGCCCCGGCCGCTTCGCCAGCCGACGAGGTGATCTCGTTCAGCTTGCCGAGGCGGTCGACTTGGGTGTCATAGACCGTGAACGCGTCGTCGATCCCGAACTCGGCATATCGAAACTCGGGAGAATTGACCCGGACGCGCGGGAGGACCCGGTCGGCGATATAGCCGCGCCGGCGAGCATTGACCCCGGAGTAATCGTTCGCGATCGCGACGAGGTCCGGGCGGACGATAAACGGAGTCTGCATTTCGATTCCCTCTCTTTAGACGGCGGCGTTTTCGGCGACGTTAGACGGCGTAACCGGGGAGAACGTCGACGGTGATAATGTCGCCGAGGACCCCGGAGACCTCGGCATAGCCGACGATCCGGTTTCCGCCGGCGGCGACGACGGCGCGACCTTGCGCGTCGGCCGTGACCGGGTCGCCGCGAGTGACCGCGCCGCCGGCTTCGACCTCGGCGATCGTGCCGACCATGAGGACCGAAATCCGCTCGCCGATCGCCGTGTCCAGCTCGGACGAGACGCCCCGGATCGGGGTCGCCGGACCCGTGGCGAGAACGCCGGTCCCGTCGGCCGCGCCGTGCGCCACAATGCGGCGGGCGGGGACGGCGACGGTCGCCTCCATGCTCTTGATCAGTCCCTCGGAAGTAGTGCGGCCCATGTCGATCTCTCCTTGTGTGACGGATCGGGGAGCATCCCCGTCCGGCTAAATCCTGCGACCCTTAGGCGGCGGTCGTTACCTGTTCGACGGCCGCCTCGAACGAGAGCGACTTGTCGGCCTCCATGAGCTTGCGCGCCTCCCGCGTGATCGCGTTCGGGTCATTCTTGACCTCGTCGGCGTTGAACTGTGTCCCCGGCGTCCGGCGACCCTCGTCGACGGGGACGAGCTTGATCGCGCCCCCGAGGAGTTCGGCCAGCTCGGCGGCGGGCGACTTTTTCGCTTCGCCGGCGGCGAACTCAAGCGGCTCGGCGTCGAGGGCGTTGAAAACGGTCGCGAGGCGATCGGCCTGAGCCGGGAGGACCTTGCCGCTGGCGACGAGGCCGTCGACGATCGCCTTGTTCCCGGCCTTGCGGGCCTCGGCGCGCTCGGCCGCGAACGCGGTGCGCTCGTTTTCGAGGCGAGTTGCCTCCTCCTTGAGACGCTTGTCCTCGGCGATCTGTTCTGCGGTCGGGTCCATTTTTTGCGGCTCCTTTGGCGCTTCTTGGATTGTGTGAACGGGGGTCGGGGCGGCCTCGAATATGACCGCGTCGGCGGGGTCGCCGCTGATCTCAAGCGTGTCGCCGTCGGCCGAGAACGAGAGCGCCTTGTCGAGGCGCGGCATGTTCGGGATGCCGGGAGCTGCGCCGCCGAGGAACCCGAGGTGACGGGGGGCGAGCTTGCCGGGGGTCGGGTTCGCCTTATCGGTCGGCGAGAAAAAGGCGATCGAGCGGTTCAAGAGCTTCCCGCCCTTGATCCCGTCGACGATCTCTTGGCCGACGTTCTTGAGCGTCGCGAAAAGGGAGTTGCCGGCGGCCCGGAAGGCCGAGACCTCGCCATAAGCGGGGGAGTCGGTCGTCGGGTGGCCGATCGTGATTGGAACGGGGTTCTTGCCGTCATAGCCTTCGGCAAGCGTGGCGATATGCTCGGCGGTGATCCCCCGGCTCGCCCGCGTGTCCGCGCGAAAAACTTCGATCTCGACCTCGTCCATGAGCGGGAAACTAAACCCGGATCGCGCGCGCGATAAGGCTGAACGCCCTCAGGCGCGATCTAGGGCCTTTGGAGACCTCCCGGCCCCGATCCCCCCGCTCTCCCGCTTCTTACGCTCCACGCGTAAGATAACGCTTGCGAGTTACTCGGAAACTCGCCATAAGGATTGGGTCGCCGGGTTCGGCGGCGAATCACAAGGAGACCAAGATGACGAACAAGTTCAAGCTCTCGCCGACCTCCTCGATCACTCCCTCACGCGGGGAGGACCTCGGAACCGCCCTCGCTCGCTTCGCCGCCGCCGAGGAGGAGCGGTTCCGCTCGAACCCCGGCGCAAGCGTCACCTATTGGGGGGAGACTGTCGCCGACGTGATGTTCGTCGCGGCCGACGCGTTCGACGCCGGGGCCTCGGCAAGCATCGGTCACAACCGCGCCGACCGCTATCAGGAGCGGGCGGGCGAGCTGCGGCGCAAGGCCGAGGCGCTCCTCGTCGAGGCGCGCGAGCAACGCGAGGCGCGTGAGGGCGAGCTGAACCGCGCCGCGTTCGAGTCCGGCTTCAACGGCGGGGACGCGTCGAGCTATGCTTTCGACCGCCGCGCGGCTTTCCTCGTCGGCGCGCATTTCGCCCGCGAGGGCCGGCCCCTCCCGACGATCGTCCGCGTCGAGAACGGCGACGCCGAGGCCTCGAACTATGTCGAGGTCGACGGGACCCGGTTCGCCGTCCGCTATCCGGGCGGAAAGATCGTCGAGGCGACGGTCGAGGCGGTCGCGGCCTGATATCCCCGGACGCCGGCGGTGCGATCGCCGGCGCGAGGATGATTTCAGCAAGGAGACGACCATGACAACTCATCTTCTCGACGTCGGCTGTTCCGACTGCGGGGCCTGCGTCGGGGAACGGTGCCGCCGCGCGCTTTACCCTCACGCGGCGCGGTATGAGGCTCGAAATCAGGCGCGCCTTGGGGACGCCGAGCGCGCTCGCGAGCGCCTCATGTCGCCGAGGGGCGGATATGGAGCGTTCGACGCGGACCCCGACTCGTGAGCGAGCGCCCCCGCCTCCTCGCCATGCGGGCGCTCTATGATCTCCGGGTCGTCCGCGCGCCGATCGTCCATGACGGCTATTCCGCGCTCCTCTGGACCGATGACGCCGAGGCCGTCGGCGTTCCCGGCCGGCCCGACGTCCTCGACTATCGTCTCACGTCGCGCGGCCGCGACCTCGCGCGGGTTGCGTTCGAGGAAGGATCGACATGAACAGGCCGTGCGATCTTTGCGAACAAGGAATTGAGCCGGGACAACCCCGGTTCGGCGCTCGCGGCGCGGGCGACAAGAGCGGCCCCCGGATCGGTTTCGACCGGCATTATTCCTGCCACACGGATCGTTTCGGCAGACCCGAGCCTATCTCTGAGATCGCGCTCCATAGCGAGATGAGGGCTGCGTCTCCTGCCCTGATCGCGCGGCGCAAGGTCAAGGTCCCCGTCGTGACGAAGGGTCGAGACTATAATCGCAGCACGAACGCCGGGCGGGCCTTCGCTGTCCTTAGGCGCATCAGCGAAAAGGGGAGAACGCGGGTCGAGATCGAGTGTCCGTTTTGCTTCGCCGTCTTTTGGGCGTTCGTATGGTCGATTAGGGGCGGCGGGAAATGCTGCCCGAATTGTCGGGCAAAACATGCCAGCTTTGGCGAGGCTTTTCCCCTCGTCGGCAACGAGGACCTTTGATTATGAATAATCAGATTCAGGAGTCTCGGCCGTGATCCGCTACACGATCACGCGTCATCCCTCCCTCGCCGGCGTCGGCCTGTCCAAGGCCGGCCATTGGGGAGGGGTCCGCTTCGCAACCGACGCCGAGGCCGAGGCCTTCGCGATCGCCGACGCCGGCCGGCGGCCTTACAACGTCCAGCGCGAGACGAGTCGCGCCAAGCTCAAGGAGGTTCGACCATGATTCACACTATCGCGACGACCGTCATCCTGTTCGGCCTCGGCCTCCTCACGGGGTTCCTCGTCAACCTCGTCCGGAGCAACCTCCCGGCGATCCGAGCCGCCCTCCGGGGAGATTGGCGGCCATGAGGAGGGAGCGCGCTGAGGCCCGCTCTCGGGAGCTGAACGCGGCCGAGGCGGGGAAGCCTCTCCCGAGGGCTCGGTTCTATTCTTTCCACTTGGGGCGGAACCGCTGGATCGTGAAGAAACAGCTCGACCTCGGGGGCCGCTATTCGGAGTCCGAGGAGTTCGAGCGGTGACGACCGCGAGCAAGCCGGAGCTGTTGCTCGCCGCGCGCCGGTGCAATCAATGCCTCCTCCTCCTTGGACTATGGGGGGTCGAAGGCCTATCAATTCGCGACGAGGATCGGCGTCCCGATCGGCGAGGTCGACCCTGAGGAGCTTGAGCTTTGACGCGCGTTCGCCATGAGGAGCTGATCGGCCTTCGCTGCGCGAGCTGCGGAGAGCCGCTGAATATGGCTATGACGGCAAAATCCTATCCGATGACAGGCGGGCAATTTCGCCGGCGATATTGCCCGAGCTGCCATGAGCCGACGACTTCGTTCGAGGTTGTCCACGGGGCGCAAGTGGAGCTGTTCGTCGTCAACGGCCTCGAACGAGCTGCCCTCGTCGCGATCCGGCAACTGATAAAGGCCCTCGGCGGAAAGGCCGTCTCCAAATGACCGACGCCGCTCGCCGCCGAGCCGAACGCTGTTTCGCCCTCGCTCGATCGACGACGTTCCCCGGCGAGCGCGACAACGCGATCGCGCAAGGGACGCGGATCGCCGAGGCCGCCGGCCTGTCCCTCGATCTCTTTGACATCCCCGGCCGTCACGCGGGAGCGGCCGCGCCAGAGGCCTTCGACCTGTTCGAGAGCCGGGACGCGACCGAGAGCTTCCTCCGGGCGTTCGAGGAGGCGCTCCGGTCGGCCCGTTGGGGACAAGCGCACTATGCGAGCGCGAGAACGGCGAGCTATGCCGCCTTTCATGAGTACGGGGCGCGGCATGAGGAGACGGCCGCTATCCGCCGGGAACGGGAGAAGCGGGCGACGGCCGAGCGTAACCGCCGCGTCGACCGAGCCGCCTCGTTTCTTTGGACCGACCGCAAGGTCCGGGCCTATCCAGAGGGCGCCGATCGGGAGTTCTGGATGATCAACGGGGAGCGCCGGCGAGCCGACTTCCTCGTCGAGCTGGCCGTGCAATGCGGGTTCGACGGATGACGTCCAGCTCGTTCGTCCGCTGTTCGGTCCCCGGTTGCAAGGCGCGGACGACGCGGTTCTCGGCGTGGATATGCTCCCGCCATTGGTCGCGGATCACGCGAAACGAGCGCCGCGTCCTGTCGAGGATCAAGCGCCTCGCTCGCCGCTACGGTTGGGAGGCGGTCGACGATCGAGCGACGCGGATATGGAACGCGCTGGCGAGGAGAGCCGGATCGTGAAGGGGGTCGAGGTCCGGGTCTATTGCGATGCCGGGTTCAAGAAAAAGACGGGAGCATGGGGCGCGGTCGTTGTTCGGGATAGCGCGCCGGCGATCCGGATCGAGGCAAGCGGCCGCCTCCAGGGCGAGCTGCGATCGTCGACGAGTGCCGAGATACGCTCGGCCGCCAATGCCATTCACGCGGCCCTCAAGGCCGGCTTGATCAAGCCGGGGGACCGCGTCCTCGTCCTTTGTGACAATTCGCCGGCGGTCGATCGGATCAACGATCTCGCGATCAAGGGGAAGCGCAAGACGGCCGACCTTGGCGAGATTGCGGCGTGGATTCGCCAACTCGCGTCCGACCGAGGGTTCGACCTCTCGGCGAAATGGATCAAGGGTCATCGGCCGCTCGACGGGACCGAGGAGGTCGCCTTGAACCGGCGGGCCGATCAGCTTTGCGGGATCGCGCTCGGGATCAGGAACCCGCCGACGCGCAAGGGAAAGGCGGCGGCCGCGTCCAAGGCGACGGCGCTCAAGGCCTCGATCGAGGCCGCCGATCGCCTGAGGGCGGGGATATGAAGGCGGTCGAGCTGCCCCCCGGCTTCAAACCGAACCCCGGCCATTGCCCCGAGGAGGCGCGCGGGAAGCGGGTCCGCGTGATCCTGAACGACGGCGAGGAGGCTAAGACGAGCTGGCCGGCCGACGGGAAGGGCGGTTGCCGATGGGCGCGGGAGCCGCGTTATCCGTTCGCGATCGCCGGCTATAGGGTCGACGAGTGATCCGGTGCGAGTGTGCCGTTTGCGTCC